CCACATCAGAAATTTACTTTAAATCCGTACAAGTTTTGATTACCTTGTATGAAATAGAAGTGTTTTAGTGTCTTTTTATGCGCCCTTGCTTTGGGTTCGTAAGGCCCCATTGCAAGTGAAGTAGCATACCTAGTTCAACGCTTTAATCTCGTTGTCCATCGCTTTTTATACATGAAATGTATTTTATCTCGTTAATAGAGAACTATATATCTAGAAAGAGTTTGTTACACTCTAAATCGTCAACTTGGCGCAGTCTTATATTTTCTTCTGTAATAGAAAATGAAACCGTATTTGCTTCAATGGTAAATTTGCACTTGATTAAAATCAGGAGTGTATTACCCACATGAAGCTTACAAATATAGATTCGATTAAAATAGAAATTTGATTGTAATGAATCGACTTGGCATTTTATTTGCTCGGAGAAATCCCACCGACTTTATATAATCCGTTTATGATAAACACACCTCGCAGAAGAGAGTAGTGTTTTAGACGTAGATTTATTTATTAGGAAGAATTGGTTTTCCGGATTATAATTAATACGACGTACAGTATGTCATAGGTCCCAATACCACATTAAATAATTTTGGTTTCAGCATGTCCTAGCATGTAGGGTGTGGTAACCCGTAATTTACCCAAAACAATGTTTAGTGTGTGAGGCATTTAGATTGAGAATTTCAATGTTTTAATTGTTTTAATATTTGTTATTATTTTATTCGAATGAATACTGATATTAACCCTTTCTTTATTAACCATGTTAAGTTATTTTTTAGAAGAAACAATTACAAACACCACACAAGGGTTCTGGCTATTATTAACCATGATAGTTTCAGTTGTCGCCATTCAGGTAGGCATAAAGTTTGACGCAATGTTTTCCCAATCAGGGAAGGCTGCGCGGGTAGAAAAATTTGAATCGAAACGTAAAAATCACCGAAACGCTGAAAAGCGCAAGGCGATTGAACGTAAGAGGAGATTCGATCATATTCGAGAATGTCAAAAACATTCAAAGAAAAATGATCGTAAGGAGTCGAAGAAAATTCTTTATAATTCTCAATTGGGAGAAGAAGAAGAATTTTACAATGATGTAAAAGATTTTCTCGGCAACGCGAAAACTTTTACAGCAGACGCATGGCAAAAAGCTAAGCCATTAATTAGCAATAATTTTAGTTTTGAGAAATATTATACTATTTTTGGATATATTAAAGCTTGCAAATTAACTTGTTTATTTTGCGATATCTTTGATATACTCATTTCATTAGAAATGATGGAAAATTTTGTTATTAAAATCGAAGGATGGGACATTTATGTTCCCAGAAAACGAAAAGGTAAAACTAAAATTACTGATTTATTTGAAGCGAGTTATTTATTCGTGAGAGCAGTTAAGAAAGCTTATTCAGAATTTCCGACAAGAGGTTTAGCAGCCTTTTACGGAGATGGTAAGAATGGTTTATTTGAAGAAGATTACACTTATGTAACTTCTCATAATGTACTTATAGATACAGGTGCGATTAATACCGAAGAAGATATTAAAAGTTTTGATCTTAAGTTACAGAGAGCCATTGATACTTGTAATTCAATGATAGGAGCTAATTCCGAAAGGAGTTATTATACTCCTAAATTGAGAGAATTAAAAGTATTACAAGCTAAACGCATCGCGTCGCAAAAAGATTTTATTAGGATGAAACCGTATGGCATTTTATTGACCGGAGGTTCATCAGTTGGTAAATCTTCTATTGCAAACGCTTTAACTCGTTATATTTTGAGTGTGAATAAGTTTCCATCATCAGCTAATTCAGTCGTTGTATTGAACGAAGCTGATAAATTTCAATCTGAGTTTCGTACTTATCATACAGGAGTGATCCTTGATGATTTGTGCAATAGCACAGTTGATACAACAGATGGAAATCCTTTACTTAAGGTTATTCAATTTATTAATAATTCACCACAATCAGCATTGAATCCTAATGCTGAAATGAAAGGAAACGTTATGATAGAACCAAGGGTAGTTTTGGCTACTACAAACGTTAAAGGATTGAATGCAGCACATTATTCTAATGAGCCATTATCTATAGCTCGCAGATTTGATGTTACTGTTACACAGAAGGTTAAACCCAAATATCGTTTATTAGATTCAGAAATGTTAGATACTGCTAAAGTCGCTGAAGATTTTAGTAATACTGCATTTCCGGATTTTGCAATGTTTACGGTCGAGAGACCTACATTGAGTTCAGGCAATATACGTCAAGGCATGGCCAAAAAGGCGCGTGTTTCGTATACACCTGTTATTTTTGAAGGAAAAGAGTTAGTAGATGTAAGTTTACGTACTCTTATGTCTTATCTTAAATTTCATACAGGTAAGCATTTTGCTGAACAGAAAAGTTTTGTAAAGACACAACGAGAGAATGTCGATATAGAACTTGATGAATTTGGATTTCCTGTTGGAATGGCTAGAGAAGAAGAATTTGATTCTCAAATGGCGATACTTGACGAGTTTATCGATAAGTATGAAGCTTTAGAGGATTTAGCAATTCTTAAATTTAGTCATTTTGTTAAGTACATGTTAGGTGTACGAATGGTTAGGAATTATATTTATGGAATGTATGCGCAATATTTTAATGTTGCATTCATGATAATTATTTATGGAAGTGCTGTATCTCAAAATATGTCATTGAGAGGAGGATTATTAGTAATCGCCTCTTTATATGCTTTGAGGTATTGCTTTTACCGAGTTGCTTGTTATTATATTCTTTGGAGAATTAGAAGAGTGACCAGGTTGAGTACCTGGTTGCGTAATAGTTCATGGGTTGATAAGATAGGAATTCTTTCCTGTATTGGAGGAGTTGCTACTTTATCATTCTTTGGAACTTTAGTTACGTTTATGTCTGAAAAATTATCCACAGCTAAGTTACCGTCAGAGTCAGCAGATTGTATTCATTTAGAACCGAATGAGATTGTAAAGGATGCAAATAAAGGCAATGAATTTTGGGATGAACATCAACGTTATAAACGTTTTTTGTTTAATCCTAAGATGCAAGGCAATGCTAGAACAACGACGCAACAACAATTGGTTAATATTATTAGCAGGAGAATTTTAATGATTCATATTGAAACGAAAAAGGGAAATATGCAATTTTGCAATTGTTTACCTATTCGCGGAAATATGGCATTAATTCCGGCTCATATAGTACCTGATTTTACTGCTAAGGCGATAGTAACTAGGGTAGGAACAAAACCTAAGAGAATAGTAATTTCTCGTGATTCTTGTTATAGAATACCTAATACAGATGTCTGTGTGTGGTATGTTCCGGAATTAGGCGATCAGAGAGATCTGACAGCTTATTTCCCAGGAACTATTTCACATAAGAAACAATATGTTGGGCATGTAGTTTATAACGATCATGGCGAACCCAAAGTATTTTCGAATATTTTAGGAACACGCGGAACAAGTAAGACCACTTTAGGTGGTAAATTTGAATCGATTAATTATTATTTTCCAGATGAGACATTTCAAGGATTATGTATGGCAACTTTTGTTGCTAAGGATAGTCATGATATGCCTTTTATTGGAGGATTCCATTTAGGTGGAAAGAAGTGTTCAGCAACCGCTGGTTTTATTACTAAGGAACAAGTTTTGGAAGCTATTGATCAAATAGCCAAGAAACCATCTGTATTACCTTCGCATGCTGGTCAAGCATTTAATACCCAAATGGGAGATATTAATGTTGGACCATTGAAAGAACCACATGGTTTGTGTGTAACACGTAAATTAGATGGGGATGCACGTTGTGTCGTGTATGGTGCCCATAATAAACCTGCTTCTACACCAAGTTCTGTAGTTGTAGTTTCTTCTATATCAGAGAAGGTAACTGAAATTTTAGGTTTGGGGAGAAAGCATGATAAACCTTATGCAATGCAATGGCAAGAACATAAATTAGTAGATATTGAGAATAAATCTCATACTGCTTACAAATTTGATTCGCGATTATTGGATAAGGCAGTTGTTGATTTCGATATGACATTGAAAACTAGTCTTAAAGGCAAATTACATCGCTTAGGTAAACTAAGTGACGATGTAGTATTAGCTGGGTTGGACGGTGTAGTCGGTATAAATGCTATGAATTTAAAGACTGCATGTGGATTTCCCATGGCTGGACCAAAGACTAAGTTAATTAAGGTTTCAGAGAGGAAAGTGAAAGGTATCACACGTCCTCTTGATGTCGATCCCAAAGTGCTAGTGGAAATAGCACGATTGGAGAAAGTATTATTAAATGGAGATAGAATCAACGCAGTATTTAAAGCATCACTTAAAGATGAGCCAACAAAAATTGGCAAGAAGAAAGTTAGAGTTTTCGCAGGTTGTAATATTTATTTCATCATGTTAGTGAGGAAGTATTTTTTGACAATCTCTGCATTAATGCAGGAAAACAGACAAGTTTTTGAGTGTGCTGTTGGATTAAATGTTGAATCACCCGAATGGACAACTATGATGAAACATGTTTATAAATTTGGGAAACATAGAACCGTCGCAGGTGATTATAAATCATTTGATGGTAGAATGTCTCCCAGAGTTATGTTGGCAAGTTTCAAAATTTTGATCAATTTGGCTGAAGAAAGTGGAAATTATGACGCAGATGATTTGACAATCATGCGTGGTATTGCCACTGAAATTTGTTCACCAACATACGATTTTTTCGGAACGTTGGTACAGTTTTATGGATCTAACCCATCTGGGCATCCATTGACTGTAGTTACAAATTCTTTAGTCAATAGTTTATATATGCGTTATGTTTATTATAAGATAGCAGCTGAAGAAAAATGGTTGAGAGTACCATTATTCAAAGAAGTGGTAGCTTTAATGACATATGGAGATGATAATATCATGACCGTCAAGAAAGGTTACGATGCGTATAATCATACAAACATAGCACGCGTATTAAGCGAGAGTGACATTACATATACTATGGCAGATAAAGAAGCTGAATCAGTTCCATTTATAGATGGGTCTGAGGCAGGTTTCTTAAAACACAATGCTGTTTGGGATGATGAATTACAGCTTTACAGAGCTAGAATTGAAGAATCCTCAATCAGTAAAATGTTGCATGCACATGGTCGTTCAGCAATTAATGAACAATTACATGCCGCATGTACAATTAAGGATGCACTTGATAAGTATGCACATTTTGGTGATGAAATATACACCAAAAGATGCGCACAACTTAAACAAGTTGCAGAAGAATGCAATATCATTGGACTTATAGGACATTTCCCTACTTACAGGGAGCAGATCCTTAAGTACTGTGATAAGTATTCATGGGCTGAAAACCCATATCCTCCTACTGAAAAGTAGGTGGATAAATTTTTCACAATTTTGATATTGCGTTGGTCACATGCAATAAAAACCAAAGAACCCTAATGAGGTAGTTACGCATCTGAAACAAGGAACTTTTAGCCTTATTTTCGATGACGAAAACTCATTAGTCTTGAACCTTCCTCGAAAGGTACTGTTATTTAGCAGAGTGGCTTGAAACCACGAATAAGAGAAGCTCTGACACGAGTATTTTGATGCGAAAACTTGTGTTATTAAATAAATATGCATTACTAATTTTGAAAATGAAGATGTACTCGATAAGAGTACTCATTTAGGCATTTCTCCTTTGCCTTTAATAAGGAGTACAGCTTACGATCGTATAGCTGCTCTCGAGAGTGATCTCGCGAGAAAATACGGTCATGTGAGGAGATTACAATCTAAACTTAGAATTTTGCAGTTAGAGAATGCACAGTTGAGAGATCAAATGTATATTTCTCAGTCTGCTACAATGAATGTAAGCATGGCTGATGATACTGCGAAAGCAGAGATCACGACTTTTGCTGATGAGTCTGCTGGGTGGAACACTACTGTGCCCACAGCACCAGATTCTACATTCAATTTGGCGAACAATTCTGATAGCGATTTAGGTAATTTTCTATGTCGTCCTATTAATGTGGCGACTTACCAATGGGCTATTAATACTCCCCTTTATGAGGAATTAAACCCATGGACAGCTTATTTAACTAATCCTTTTATCCGGGATAAGATTGCTAATTTTGAACTTTTACGCATGAATTTGCATATGAAAGTATTAATTAGTGGAACACCATTTCATTATGGCAGAGCTTTAGTATCATATAATCCTTTAAGTGGATTTGATCAAGTTACAATAGAACGTGGTCTTGGTGCTGCATTAGATGCCGATTTGGTTGGAGCTTCTCAGAAGCCCCATATTTTCCTTAATCCAACTTTGAATGCTGGTGGAGTTTTAGAAATTCCTTATTTTTATAAAGAGAATTACATTCCATTAACAAAAGCGGGTATTACGGATGGTTTAGGAGAAATTGTATTTCGATCCTTTGGAAATTTGAGACATACTGACGTAGGTAACCCAGTAACCATAAATGTATATTTATGGGCTACTGATGTTACATTAACAATGCCAACTTCCCAAGGACTTCCTGCATTACCATCTCAATCTGGAACTATGAATTCAGGTGATGAGTATGGTCAAGGAATTATTTCTAAACCAGCTTCCGCTGTTGCGAAAGCAGCAGGGATGTTAAAAAGCATACCATTAATAAGACCTTATGCACGCGCTACGGAAATAGTAGCTAGTGGTGTAGGTGATGTGGCACGATTATTTGGTTATAGTAGACCAGCAGTGATTACAGATCCAGTTATTATGAAACCAGTACCTTTGGGTAATGTTGCTAATGTGGATGCTGCAGATCCTGTAAATAAATTAACGCTAGATTCTAAGAATGAAGTTACTGTTGACCCTAGGGTTACAGGACTTGAAGGTAAGGATGAGATGGCAGTATTAGATTATGTTAAGAGAGAGTCTTATTTGACTACCTTTAACTGGACTAGTGATGCCGCACCTGGTGATATGTTATTTAATTGTCGTGTAGCTCCAGATCTTTTTAGGTCTGTGAATTATACAACACCAACACTTAGAAAAGAATTACATATGATTCCTGCGTGTCATATGGCGCAAATGTTTAAATATTGGCAAGGTTCAATTAAATTTAGATTTCAGGTAGTTAAATCTGCTTATCATAAGGGACGTATGTTAGTACGATATGATCCTCGTAGCTTAGGTGCTGCCGTGGATTATAACACTAACTACTCTCGTGTTATTGATATAGCCGATGCGGAAGATTTCGAGATCACTATTGGCTGGGGACAACATGTACCTTGGTTAGAGTGTGAAGAAATTGATGATTCCGTTAATTTTTCACCTACCACTAGATTAAGTGAACTTTTTATGCGAGCGGCAAATGGAGTTATTGAACTTGATGTTATCAATGAATTGGTTTCTCCAAGCGCTAGCTCAGACATTTCCATTAATGTTTATGTATCTATGTGTGATGATGCTAAATTTGCTCAGCCTGATGGCCAGAAAATTAAGAATCTCACTTATTTTAGACACCCAAATGAGCCATCACCTGATCCACCACCGTTGGATTCACAGAGTGGAATTGTAGAACAAGATGGAATTGATGAGCCGTTAGCT